CCGTCAGACAAGCCGATGTTCAATATGCACGGCTTTACGGAAACATACGAGCGGATGCTGAGGAGTAACCCTGCCGGACTCCCAGGCGCTGGGAGCGGCAGGAAGCAACTGGGCGAATAATCGCATAGGAGGTGGAGCAACGATGCCGAGAACGTGGTGCTGTCCGTTTTTCTCATGGGAGGACGGGCTCAAACTGCACTGTGAGGGCGGATGCCTGGTATTCAGAGATGCCGAGGAGCGGCGGAACTATGTGTACCAGTACTGCGCCGATGTTCCCGGATACCAGAACTGCTCCATCGCGCAGAATATCACGAAACGCTACGAGAGGAGCGAAAAACATGAGGAACATCGACAAAATCAAGAGTCTGGAGCATGAGCTGGGACGCTACCGGAAGAAGGTAGCCGACCAGCAGAAGGAGAACGACCGCCTCCGCGCTGAGCTGGACACGGCGATGCAGGGCACCAAAGAGCTGAACGTGGTGGTGGACAGCCTTATGGCTGAAATCACCGTAGCCCACGGCGAGGTCAAGGAGGAGGGTGTGTGGGAGTTGGTCATCCCCCTGGTGAGCATCCTGCGCAATACCAGAGACTACCACGTGATGGCTCGCGTCTCTGAGGACAACGACAGCTACACCGTGCGCGTCATCCGCCGGGAGGCGGAGGAAACGGAGGGCGAGGATGGCGAAACCTAACAGCTTCATCATGCGGATGCAGGCGGCGCAAGCCATCGAGATGGAGAAGGCACGGCTTTTCACCATCCAGCAGTGCAAGGACATGATGCTGATTGCCGCCAATGAAGCCTTCGGCTTCGGCGCGGAGCGGCTGAAACGGCTGAGCGACGCCTATGACGCGACCTTCATGGAGTACGCCAACATGACCCTCTCTGACGCGAAGGAGGACAAGCAACTCTGGTTTACCAAAGGCAAGGTAGACCAACAGCTTGAGAAAATCTGCGGCGAGTACTTCATCCCCTGGGAGGAGCGCTATGGGCGTTGACATGAAGGACATCGCCCGTTTCAGCCCCGATGCCCAGCGACAGATACTGCGGAAGCTGGGAGAGGAGGCACAGGCAAAGGAAGCGGCGCGGAAATACCACAACCAGCCGGACACCAGAGGCGAGCTGCACTTCGACTCCAGGAAGGAAGCGAGGCGCTATGACGAGCTGATGCTGATGCTCCAAGCCGGGAAGATACGAAACCTGCGCTTGCAAGCCCAGTACACGCTCCAGGAGAGCTTTATCACGCCGGAGGGACACCGAGTGCGTGCCATCCGATACGTGGCTGATTTTGCCTATGAACGCCCCACGGCACCGGACAAGAATGGTACTATTTTCTGGCTTCCCGTGGTGGAAGATGTAAAAAGCAGGGCGACCAAAACGCCCCAGTACAGCATGAAGAAGAAAATGCTGTACGAGAAATATCATATCGAGATACAGGAGGTTTGAACTATGTTTGAAGGAAATGCTGTATGTGAAGCCAAGCGCGTGGCCGGTATCTGCGAGGTATCCAAGAAGAACGCCGAGCTCATCATGGACATCAACGCCGGGATGGATACCCTGCTGGAGCTTCTGGTGGGTCCTGCCAACTGCGGCGAGAACCGCGTGGAGAAAGCGCCCGACTGCCTGGGTGCTGACATGGCGAGACAAGCTGAGATGCTCGGCGAGATGCACGCGAAGCTGAGCCGCGCCATCTCCGCGCTGAACGGGTGAGCGCCTATGAGAGTACAACTCGGAGACATCGTGATGCGCAAGCCGGAGACCATCCCTGTCCGCGAGGATGATGCGGAGGCCATCGGCAAGAAGAAAAAGCGCAGTGACCAGAACAGACAGCCGCAGGAGAAGATGATGCGCGGCACGGTCGTGTACATCCATCCGCAGGGGCGCTTCCACACGGTCGCTTTCCAGACTCCTGGCGGCATCATCCGCGAGAGCTTTCTGGGGGTGGAGAGATGAAGAAAACGCCTGTATGCAGCCAGTGCGAGCACATGAAGATGTACGGCAGACACACCAGCACCCGTATGGAGTGTATGTGCCTGCACAAAGCCGCCGTCGAGACCTTCAACCGCGTGTGCCCCAGGAGCCCCAGGATGGCAGGCTTTATCTGCTACACGGAGGTGGGCACAAAGGTCTTGCAGACCAAGACATCGCCCAAGTGGTGCCCGATGCGCGAGGAGAACGCGCCGCAGGAGCCGGAGCAGCTCGACCTATGCAGACCGTGCGCCTGCGAGTTGGAGGCTGAGGGAAAGATACTGCGCCCCGTCCGCCGCGGTGTAGACCAGAAGGTCAACTGCTCCAGATGCCAGCGCAGACGCTACGGCATGACATACGAAATAGACCGCTGAGGCGCTTATGGGAGAGAGGGAGAACCCCTCTCTCTTTTTCTTTTTATATTTTCTTTTTCTCTCTGAGGAGAGGGAGAGAGGGTCTCTCCCCCTACCCCCTCTCTCTCCTGGGATGATGTTTCACATGAAAAAATTAGGCAGAGCTCTCTTGACGCAATTTTCGGAAAAGACTGCTATGCTTCTATCTGGAGACCAAATATCGAAGGAAAAGGAGGGACGGCACCGACATGGGAACGGAAAAGAAGAACACAGCGAAAAACAGGAAGCCCCAGAGCAAGAGCAAGTACGAGACCCACGTGTTGCCGAACCTCGACAAGATAACCAAGTGGGCAAAAGAGGGTGCCACGGCAAAGGAGATTGCCTCCAAGCTGAAAATCGCCTACTCCACCTTCCGGAAGTACCTGGATGACGGTGAGAAGGGTGACGAGAGGTATTCGGCACTTTCGGCCGCTTACGCGCAGGCGTGCGAGGTGCCCGATGAGGAGGTGGAGGCGGCTCTGTTCCGTCGCTCCGTGGGATACACGGCGAAGGTGGCAAAGACCTTCAAGGTGAAGGTAACGGAGTATGACGAGAACACGGGACGGAAGATACGCGAGGTGGAGAAGCTGGTGACGGGCTATGATGAAGTCCACGTTCCTGCCGATACCAACGCCATGATATTCTATCTGGTCAACCGCAAGCCCGACCGCTGGCAGAGAGACCCGAAGCCGGAGCCTCCTGCGGCAGATGAAGGCGGCATCATCTTCATGCCACCGGTGAGTGCGGAGGTGGAGCCAGATGAGTAGGACAGTATGGACTCCCCAACCGAGACAACTTGCTTTTATGGCGAGACCGGAATATGAGGCGCTGTACGGCGGAGCAGCCGGCGGAGGCAAGAGCGACGCTCTGGTCATCGAAGCCCTGCGGCAAATCAACATCCCCCACTACAAGGGGCTCATCCTGCGAAAGACTTTCCCTCAACTCGCGGAACTGATAGACAAGAGCCTCAACTACTACCCCCAGGCGTTCCCGAAGGCACGATACAACGCCCAGGCACACACCTGGACATTCCCCAGCGGAGCAAAGATAATCTTCGGCTCCATGCAGTACGCAAAGGACAAGACCAAATACCAGGGACAGGCGTATGACTTCATCGCCTTCGACGAGCTCACACACTTCACCTGGGAGGAATACAGCTATCTGTTCTCCCGAAACCGTCCCAACGGTCCAGGGACACGGGTATATATCCGAGCTACGGCAAACCCCGGCGGCGTAGGACATGGCTGGGTGAAGGAGCGCTTTATCACAGCATCCAAGCCCATGCGCACCATCTGGGAGGAGACGCGCTGGCGCGACCCGGAGGGCAACGAGCACAGCGCAAAGCAGAGCCGCATCTTCGTCCCCTCCAGCGTGTTCGACAACGCGGCGCTGCTCCAGAACGACCCTCTCTACGTCCAGAGACTTGCATCCATGCCGGAGGCGGAGCGGAACGCTCTGCTCTACGGAGACTGGGACAGCTTCTCCGGGCAGGTGTTCACCGAGTGGCGGAACGACCCAGACCACTACAAGGACAGACGCTTCACCCACGTCATCGACCCCTTCCTCATCCCGAAGGACTGGCGCATCTGGCGCGGCTTCGACTGGGGCTACTCTCGCCCCTTCTCTGTTGGCTGGTATGCCGTTGACCACGACCGCAGGCTTTACCGCATCCGCGAGCTCTACGGCTGGACGGGCACACCGAACAACGGCGTCAAGTGGGAGCCGACGAAGGTGGCGCACGAGATAAAGCGCATCGAGGAGGAAGACCCCAACCTCAGAGGCAGGAAGATATACGGCGTGGCTGACCCTGCCATCTTCAATGAGAGCGGCACCGAGAGCGTGGCGGAGCTGATGGAACGGGAGAGAGTGAGCTGGGACAAGGGCGACAACCAGCGCATCAACGGAAAGATGCAGGTGCATCACCGCCTTGCCTTCGACGAGGAAGGCGTGCCTATGCTCTATGTGTTCAACAACTGCCCGTGCTTCATCCGCACGGTCCCCAACCTGGTCTACGACGAGACCTACGTGGAAGACGTAGACACGGATGGAGAAGACCATATCTACGATGAGCTGCGCTACGTCTGCATGGAGAACCCCATCTCCCCCAGACCCGTGGAGCCGCCGAAGCCGAAGCCGTACAACCCCCTCGAAACCGAGGACGAGACGAGATACGACAAATACGAATTTTACAGGAGGTTATGACAATGGGATTTTTCAGACGCAACGACGAGGAGCTGAACGCCGGGACTGGCGGCAAGCCCTTCCTCAAGCCCCAGAGCAGGACCGGCGAGCCTATGGGAGAGCCCTCCTTCGCCAAGAACCCCGGCACCAACGACAGCGGCGCGGCGCTCCTGCTGGCATCCGAAGGCAAGCCGCGCATCGGCAAGGATGAGGTGGCAAAGGCTATTGCCACTCTCAAAGACTACAAGGACGGCAAGAGCAATTTGGAGAGCCGTCTGGTGGAGGATGAGGAGTGGTACAAGAGAAACCACTGGGAGGTCATCCGCCGCAACCGCAAGCCAAAGGAAGGCGAAGCTCCCAGACCGGAGCCTACCAGCGCGTGGCTGTTCAATGCCATTATGAATAAGCACGCCGACGCCTGCGACAACTACCCGGAGCCCAACGTGCTGCCCAGAGAGAAGGGCGACGAGGAGGATGCCAAGACCCTCAGCTCCATCCTGCCCGTCATCATCGAGCGCAACGGCTTCGAGCAGACCTACTCTGACAACTGGTGGGAGAAGCTCAAGCACGGCACCGCTGCATACGGCGTGTTCTGGAACCCCTCGCTGGAGAATGGTCTGGGCGACATCGACATCCGCTCCATCGACCTGCTCAACATCTTCTGGGAGCCTGGTATCACCGACATCCAGAAAAGCCGCAATCTGTTCGTGGTAGACCTGTGGGACATCGACCTGCTGGAGCAGGCGTATCCCCAGTTCAAGGGCAAGCTGGGCGGCAATGTCATCGACGTGAAGCAGTATATCTACGACGATGACGTGGACATCAGCGACAAGGCGCTGGTGGTGGACTGCTACTACAAGGTCAAGGCTCCCAACGGCAGGACCGTCCTGCACTACATGAAGTTCTGCGGCGACTGCCTGCTCTTTGCCAGCGAGAACGAGGAGGCATACTCCAACGGCTTCTATGACCACGGCGAGTACCCCGTGGTGTTCGACACCCTTTTCCCAGAGAAGGGCACCCCTGTGGGCTTTGGCTACGTGGCTATCACGAAAGACCCTCAGCTCTACATCGACAAGCTGGGGCAGAACATCCTCGAAAACGCCATGATGAGCACGCGCCCCAGATACTTCGTGGCGCAGAACACCGGCATCAATGAGAAGGAGTTTGCCGACTGGAGCAGACCTATCATCCACGTAGAGGGCAACACCCTGGATGACACCAAGCTCAAGCAGCTCGTGATGAACCCTCTGGACAGCATCTATGTCACGGTGCTCCAGATGAAGATTGACGAGCTCAAGGAGACTGCCGCCAACAGAGATGTGAACAGCGGCTCCACCGGCTCCGGCGTGACTGCCGCCGCTGCTATTGCCGCCTTGCAGGAGGCTGGCAACAAGTCCAGCCGCGACATGATTTCTGCGGCGTACAGAGCCTATACACGGGTCAACTACCTGTGCATCGAGCTCATCCGCCAGTTCTATGACGAGGTGCGCACCTTCCGCATCACCGGACAGATGCCTGGTGGCTATGAGTTCGTGGAGTACTCCAACATCGGCATCAAAGACCAGCTTATGCCTCCCGACTACGAGGGGCAGGAGCTGGAGCCCACCTACGTGCCCAAGTTCCGCAGACCTGTCTTTGACATCAAGGTGCGCCCGGAGAAGCGCAACCCCTTCTCCCAGCTCTCCCTCAACGAGACGGCGAAGGAGCTCTACCGACTGGGCGTGTTCAACCCGGAGAGAGCCCAGGAAGCGCTCATCATGTTCGACATGATGGAGTTCGAGGGCAAGGA